TTTAATAATATATCTTATTATCAATCTACCAACCTCCAAGAAGTTCAAAAGGTTTCTAAGCGTCCTTGGTTCCAAGTAAAGAGATCTGGTCCGCTAACACTAGATTGGGAATACTGGGTACCAGAGTTTTTCCTATGGAATGGTGTTCTGGTGCAGTCTTCGATTAGTTATTACGGGGTAGACCCAGAAGATGTGTATAAGAGTTACGTTGGAACAAACAAAATAATAACTGGCACAGACAAGGTTTTTGGTATTGGCCAATGCGAGTACAATATATACCAAAACGTTTTGTGGCAACAGTCTACGTCATCTGCAGTATGATATGGTATACTGGTGGTTATGAAACACAAAGATCAGCCACTTTTTGACAAAAAAGGCAAGCCAAGAATGCCTGGCCAGATAGGCGAAACCAAGGTCACACTAATCGATAAGCAATATGATTGGGGTATCTATGTTTGGAAAAAGTCGAACGGCAAGTGGTTTACTGATGGAAATGGAAACATATTAAACATTCCATCAATAAAAGGTGATCTAGCACGAATTGCAGAATTAAAGCAAGCAGCAGCATATTATGGAGAGCCAGACGGGGAGCCATATTTTTTTGCGGGCATGGGAAGAGTTACTGATGAAGAGTACAGTGAACAAGTAGATAGAATGAAGGCTGGATTAATTCCTAACCTAAATGACCTTGGAGCAGTGCAGGCAGCAAAAGACACTATTGCAAAGTATGGAGACGAAGAATAATGTCAGACGATCAAGAATACATTCTTAGAGCAAGCATTGATAATCTTATAGAGCCAGCAGACTCTTTTAAAACAGCAGACCCATTCAACAAGACATGGACAGAATTAAAATCATATTCTGGTTTGGATAATAACTTTAAAAGAAGAACATCACGTTTTATGGAGAAGTCAGCAAACGATCCAGGACAAGGTTATATTGATAGTGCAAGAGCAGAGCAACACGGACTTGGAGATGCAAAGTCAAAAGAAATTAACCCTGGAACGGTATACAGAAACGGCTATGGACTATTTGATGTAATCACTCCACCATGGAATGTTTATGAACTTGCAAACTATTACGACACATCATTTGCTAACCACGCAGCAATTGATGCAAAGGTTGAGAACATTGTTGGTTTAGGTTATGACTTTGAGGTTGCACCAAGCACAATGCTTCGATTAGAGTCAAACAAAGATACAGATCAAGTATCAAGAGCAAGAAATAGAATTGAACGTGCAAAGATTGAGATGCACGAATGGCTAGAGTCATTGAATGATGATGATTCTTTTACAACAACAATGATGAAGGTTTATACAGATGTGCAAGCAATCGGAAACGGGTATCTTGAAATTGGAAGAACTACTCGTGGAGAGATTGGATATGTAGGTCATATACCAGCAACTACAATGCGTGTTCGTAGATTGCGAGATGGCTATGTTCAGATAATCGGAAACAAGGTTGTCTATTTTAGAAATTTTGGTGCAAAAAATCCGAATCCAGTTGCGTCGGATCCAAGACCAAATGAAATAATACACTTTAAACAGTACTCGCCTTTAAATACTTTTTATGGTGTACCAGATATAATGTCGGCAATAAACTCGCTCCATGGAGACCAGTTAGCGTCACAATATAACATCGACTACTTTAGCAATAAGGCTGTCCCTCGTTATGTTGTGACCCTAAAGGGTGCTCGACTTTCAGCAGATGCCGAAGACAAAATGTTTAGATTCCTACAAACAAGTTTAAAGGGTCAGTCACATAGAACTCTTTACATACCTCTTCCAGGAGATACAGACACCAACAAGGTTGAATTCAAGATGGAGCCAATTGAGAATGGCGTTCAAGAGGGTTCGTTTGAAAGGTATCGTAAGCAAAATCGTGATGATGTTTTGATTGCACACCAAGTTCCACTATCAAAAATAGGTGGTGGCGATGCAGGATCCATTGCAGCAGCACTTGCTCAAGACCGCACCTTTAAGGAGCAGGTAGCCAGACCAGCCCAAATAGAAATTGAAAAAATAATTAATAAAATAATTAAAGAAAAGACAGATGTTTTAGTTCTTAAGTTTAAGGAACTAACTCTCACAGACGAAATTGCTCAGTCTCAGATTTTAGAAAGATATGTAAAGACTCAGGTAATGCTTCCTAACGAAGCAAGATCTGCACTAGGACTTCCTCAAAGGGAAGGAGGGGACGAGCCGTTCAATCCTAAACCAGAGCAAGCAGCAAACGACAATGCTGACAGAGCACGGGATTCAGAAAGAACAAATAACCAATCTGATGGGTCAGCCACAATTAGTGGAAGAAATCCAAAGGGTGAGGGAAGATCATCTCAGTAATTGAGATATCATAAAAAAAGGCTCTATAATATATTCTAGTATGACTATATCTAAAGCCCATTGGGATACCACTGGCGACTCAGTAAGACTTTCCCTTCCATTTGCGAAGGTTGATAAGGAGAGACGTATCGTCTCTGGTTTTGCATCGCTTGACAATGTTGATAAGCAAGGCGATATAGTTACAGCAGAAGCATCACTAAAAGCATTTTCAAAATTCCGTGGAAACATTCGTGAAATGCATCAGCCACTTGCTGTTGGTAAGATGGTTAATTTTAAAGAAGATAGATACTTTGATCCAGAATCTAAAAAGTTTTATTCTGGTGTTTTTGTTTCAGCATATGTATCAAAGGGTGCACAAGATACATGGGAAAAAGTTTTGGACGGTACACTAACAGGATTCTCTATTGGTGGTCGTATGAATAAGTGGGATGACGGTTATGATGAGAAGTCAGATTCCACAATTAGAATTATTAAAGATTATGATCTTGTTGAGTTATCATTAGTTGACTCTCCAGCAAATCAATTTGCAAACATTATGCAGGTTGAAAAGGTAGATGGAGTAGATGTTGTTAAAGGACAAGACGTTGCATTAGAAAATGTTTTTTATGATGAAGAGTCTGGCTTAGTTATGGTGTCAGAAGAAGAATCCGTAACAAGTCCAGTTAACGGAAATGAAATGAAGAATATAGGGTTCGTTGAAAAAACGGATAATGAAAAAATGGATATAGTCAAATTCTTAGTAGATAGTGCTAAAGGCATTGATGCTAAGATTAAGAAGGAGGATAATCCTATGGCAAAAAAGACAAAGGTTGAAGAAACCGAAGTTGCTAAGTCAGAAGAAATCGCTCCAGAGGCAGATGCCGTAGTTGAAACTCCTGTTGCAGAAGTTACTGAAAAATCTGAAGAGGTTGCAGTAGCAGAAGACACTGTTGAAAAGTCTGAAGAGACTCCAGCAGAAGAAGTTGCAAAGGCTGAGGAATCAGTTGAAGCACCAGCAGCAGAAGTTGCAGCAGAAGTATCTAAGTCAGATGAAGCAATTGTTGAAGCAGTTGCAGAAATCAAGAATACAATTACATCAGCCTTTAGCGATTTAGTTGAAACTGTAAAGTCTTTGCAGGCAGAAGTAGAAATGCTTAAGTCCACAAAGGTCGATACAGCAGCAGTAAAGAGTTCACTTGATGCAGTCGCCAAAGACATTGCTGCAACAGTTGAACATGTTGATAAGTTTGGAAAGAGAGTAGACGCAGTAGAAGCAGACACTGCTTTCCGAAAGTCTGGCGATCTAGGCGAGATCATACAGAATCAACCAGAAATGGTTGAAAAATCCCTATGGGGCGGACGTTTCCTCAAAACAGCCGACTTATTTAGTAATTAATAAGCAGAATCACTTAGGAGGTGACAATATGTCGGAAGAAATTAAGAAAAACCAGCCAGGAGAATCAGGCGAACTCGGTGGAACAACACCAGGTTTATATCAAGGACAAGGTGCATTTGCATCAGGTTCTGAAGCAGGATCAAACATCCCTGGCAATTATACTGATGGTGGCGCACTAGGAAATATTCCTAACGCTAACCTTGGTGTTACCACTGGTCCTAATGCCGTAAACCCTTCGGGTGATGCTGCAAGCGGAATCCTACGCCCTGAACAGGCACGTCGTTTTATTGACTACGTTTGGGATGCTACAGTTCTCGCTCAAGATGGTCGTCGTGTGACGATGAGAGCAAACACCATGGAATTAGAGAAGATCAACGTCGGTGAGCGTGTAATTCGTGCTGCTGCTCAAGCAGTTGGAAACTATACAAACACTGGTGCTACATTCTCAAAGGTAGAACTTACAACCAAGAAGATTCGTCTAGATTGGGAAGTATCTGCTGAAGCACTAGAAGACAATGTCGAGGGTGGTGCATTAGAAGATCATCTTGTTCGCTTGATGACAAATGCATTCGCAAATGACATTGAAGATCTTGCTATCAACGGTGATGGTGCAACAGCGCCATTCCTTTCTATTATGCCTGGCTTCATCAAGAAGCACAAGGACAATGGAGACTCGCATGAAGCAGCAATTACTGTTGCTGACAATGCTTGGACACCTGCAGTAATGCAGGACATCATTCTCGCTATGCCACGCAAGTACCGTGCACTTAAGAATAATCTTAAGTTCTATGATCGTAAACCGTGAATATGTTGCAAAGAAGGATACAATTGAATATACTGTATTCGTTCGCTTCGGTATCCAATGGGAAGAAGAAGATGCAATCGCATGGGCAGACTCTGCAGCAGATGCATAATCTGTAAGCAGTAACCTTTGAGAGGGGGAAGGGGTTAATTCTCCTCCCCCTCTTAACTTTTTATTATTCTGTTATAATAGTCACAAGGAGGTAAATAATGGAAGAAAACAATAATACAGAACAGCCCCAAGAATTAAATGCTTGGGAAAAATACAAGTTAGAAAACAATCAGCCATCAACTAATGTTGAAGCGGTTGCTCAAGAAAATAATGTTGAGGCATCAGTTTCTGAAGTACCAGAGTCTTCTGATGCTATTACAACAGCAGATCTTAGCGCATCTTCAAGTGATACAGTTCAGGCTGTAGGATCAATAGACAATGGCGTTATCGGTGTTACAGAAACACCACGTCCAACCAAAAAGGCTGCTGATGCTTCTCCAAAGAAGTCAAATAAGACAGTAGCAATTTACTCTACAAAGAACGTAAGTTGGAGTTCAGTTGGTAAGGTATATCGTGGATATAACATCGTTACACCAGACCAGGCTGAAAAGTGGTTAACACGTAGCCATGTTAGACTTGCTACACCAGAAGAAGTAGCCAAGGAGTTTGGCAACTAAATGGAGATTCTGAGAGTTCCGCCATACAATTTAAGTGTAACGCTTGATGTTGAATCAGCGTCTACAGTATATAACTATACAATTATTGATATGGCGGACTCTTCAGAGGTAATCGGAATAGCGACTTCAGATGCTTCAAATAAAATAACAATACCACTATCTTCAAAATATGACGGTCAGTATAAAGTCACGGTAGACGGAGAAGACACGTATGTAGATGTAGTAAGACCATACTCAAACCCAAATGACAATGGATCAACTGCTACAGAAGTACAAGCATATAGAAAGAACGAAGAATTAGCAAGAGCAATAATAGACTCGGTTTGTGATGTAGATTTCTATTTTAGAAAAAAGACAATTGAGACAACTGGTTTGGGATTAGATTATATTCCTATTTGGGTAAATGCAAAAAATATTTTAAAGGTTTATGAAAACAATGTTTTAGTTTACGATGCAGATGATGTAGAAAACTCCACTTTTGTGTTTGAGATAACTTCAGACGGATCTGCAGTTACAACAAAGTATCCAGACTTAGTTAATAGAAACGAATCAAATCCAATTCTTTATCCTGGATCACCTACAGATTATTTAGATTTTCTTTTTTCAGAAAGAGGTTTTCCAAGAGGTTGGGATTATAAGATCGAACTAGAGGTTGGATATCATAAGGTTCCATCAGATATAGTAAGAGCAACAGAGTTACTAATACACGACATTGATTGTGGCAAGTTAGATTATTACAAGAGATATATTGGTTCATATAACACAGACCAATTTAGAATTCAATTTGATAAGGCTGTATTTGACGGCACTGGAAATTTATTAGTCGATAAGATATTAGATAAGTATCGTAAACCGATTGAGTTCGTCGGGGTTCTATAATGGTAATATGCGAAACTCCAGACTTCGCATTTCCAATGCAAGCAGATGTTTATCATCCAATAGTTGAGCAGGGTGTCTATGGCGAAGTTAAAAAGACTTGGATATTAGATAGAACAATTGCATGTTCTTTTGCTCCAGCAGGCACAGCATTTAAAGAAGAAGTTGTTCCAAATATAAATATTACACAGGATAAGATACTGCTTGGACGTGCTAAAACTGATATTAGAATTTCAAGTTTAGAGGCTCGTAACTCAATTACCAATGTTATTATTACAAACATTCGTGATAAAAATTGCAATGAGATATACACAGAAACGTCAGGCCCACGTGCAGGTAAGTCTACAATATTTGAAATAGCAACACAAGATCCATTTACTGGTCCGTTTGGAAATGTAGATTATTATAAATTAATTATTCGTAGGTCTGAAAATCAGGCGGTAGATGTTTAATGTTAAAGATACATTTTAATAGTAGACAGTTTCAGAAAGAAATGAACAATATAATAAACTACTCTACTGGTTTCATCGATGGCATTGGTCGTGGCAAAAAGGCTATGTATGCAGCACTAGGACCACAGATATCAGAATTAGCAGCACAGTTTGTAGATGCAAATGCAAGAGTATCTCCAGAACTACTGCATCACGTATACGAATGGCATAGAACTGGAAGCCCAGAAGCAAGATTATTTGATATTGATTTTACAGTTAGTAATCTTGGTTTAACATTTAGATCATCACTAAAGCAGTCTACATCAATTAAGAATGGATCTAATGTTCCATTTTATAATAAAGCAGAAGTTATGGAAAAGGGTATTGGTGTAACAATTAGACCAACAAGAGCACAGGCATTAAGGTTTGAAATAAACGGAGAAGAAATATTTACTTCAAGAGAAGTTAGGGTTGAAAATCCTGGAGGACAAACAGAGGGACAGTTTAAAAATGTCATCTCTAATTTCTTTGGAGTTTACTTTAGACAATCATTCTTGGAGTCAAGCGGTCTTGCTCAACACTTCAAGTATCCAAAGGTTTATGCAAAAAATTTAAATGCAGGAAAACGTGGCGGTAGATCTGTAGGACTTAAGGCTGGATATCAATGGGTAGTAAGTGCGGGGGCAATTAAATGACAGAATCAACATCAGTATTAAATACACCAGTTCTATGGATTAATACATACCTTCAAGAAAAACTTTCTTCAGTGATAAATTTAGATACAGATGACCTTGTTCCATTTTTCCCATCAGGTCCATCTACATTAGAGACTTTGCAGAAACAATTTCCAGAAGGTGGAGTTATGGCCGTTTGGGATAGAATGTTTAGAATGCGTAGAGGACCGTTTCCACACATAAAATGTGAACAGGT